AACGACTTAGATCGGCACTTACTAAGCTTGAAATCTACTATCTCAAATTGGGTCAAATCATCATAAAATAACGCGAGCGGCTGAAAAAGATTGAAACTGCCGCATTGGAGGATATTAAATAATGGCATACCGCGGAGCAGTAATTGAGCAGCAGTGGACGCCGGAAGAAGTGAAAGCCTATTGCGCAGAAAAGTTCGAAGCTATACGACCAGCGTATTTACGCGAAGCAGAGGAGCGATTAGGTAACAGGTTCTCATCACGTAAGCGCACGGACAATTCAAACGGGAATCTCAGCAAAGCACAGTATATGCGGTTTATGGAAAAAGGAATCGATGATGAGCACATTCTGGCCAGATATCAGGATCTAACGCCGGAACGTCTGGAAGCTGCTAAGAAACGATGGGGCTTCGCATGAAAAAACCGAAAGCCTCAGCTTCCGGTCATTGCTTATCTATGTCTAAGTTGAAATTCCATGATGAGCTTATCTAACTCCTCGCTGTAGCGCAATACTTCCTGGCTGCCAAGACCATTTTGCCGGCCAGCACGAATCATCAAGAATCGCAGGCTGTTAATGCGTTTCGTCAAGTCACAAGGAGCACCTTTCACTTGAATCGTGATATTCCTCCTATGTCTTATTTATCTAATATAGGTAAATTATAGATTGCTTATAGAAGATTTGGAAGGGTTTTTTGTCGAAAATTGTATGTTAATGACAAAAAAAGCCGAGGAAGCTCCCCAGCTCTTTAAAATATTTCTCGCACTCTTATTTTAACAGACTGGGGGCTTCTCTACCATGAAAGATATCACAATTGATCCTTCCACAATGAAGTTGGAATTGGATATAATGGAAATACCAAGTACATGCGTTTTGGTGATCTGTGACGGCAAAGCCAAACTGAGAGAGCTGCCTCCGCATGGTGAATATAAAATCGTCACACATCAGGGGAAAGTGAAGCGGATGAGACGGGAAGAGGGAGAGGAATTTTAATTAGTAGACTAAAAATCAAAACCAAGGAGATAAAAAATGACTAGTCAAGAAGTTTCTAAAGAACAAACTTCAACAGAAGAAGTGACAATTAATACTCATGAAGATATAAAACATTGCGGTATAATTATGCCAATTGCTCAGATGGGCGAGTATTCTTCCGACCATTGGAAGGAAGTAAAAAATATTCTTGTAGAAGCAACTCACCAGGTAAATGGATATAAGTTTCGAACTGAGATCGTAAGTAATTCAGACGGAGAAATAGATGTAATCCACAAGAGGATCATTCAAAACATATATAATGCAGATATTGTAATTTGTGATATAAGCGGGAAAAATCCGAATGTTCTTTTTGAATTAGGAATGAGATTAGCGTTTGATAAACCAACAATTATTATTAAAGATGATGCTACTGATTTTATGTTTGATACTGGAGTGATAGAGCATCTGTCTTACCCGAAAGACCTTAGATTTCAAAAGATAGTGGACTTTAAAAAAGAATTAGCACTAAGGATCAAAAGAACATATGAAAGATCAATACAAGACTCTTCTTTTTCAACCTTTCTTGGCAATTTTGGAGAATTTAAAGTGCCAAATTTAAAACAAACTCAAGTCTCAGACGTTGAACAAATAATATTGGAAGAACTTTCAAACATAAGAACAGAATTTTCACTAATAAAGCAAGAAATATCTACAAAAAGAGGAACACCTAAAAAGCTATATACTCTTTCAGCTCACAATCTTAAAGAAATAATTCATAGTTATGTAGATACAAACCCCTTTAATAATAAAAATGCATTTGGAACACCAAAAGATTTAGCAACTGATAAACATTTTGTTACTTATCTACGCCAGAAAGGTATAGACCCAGAAAGTATTCCTGAAGAAGCATTATTAACTATTATTGAGGACGTACAACAAAATGCTTTGCCTTTCTAAATAAAAATAAAAGACTTAGAAAAGTTCTCTCAGCCATCTGAAGGACACTGAACAGACACGAAAATTCGTGTGCTGTTTGGTGTCCTTTTTTGTTGTTTCAACGGCACCCGTCATTGCAACTAGTCTACAATTTTACCCCTATCTTTGCAACCGAGGAGCGATGAGGATGAAATCGATGAAAGAGCAGCTGGTCATATGGTGCAAGGTGAACAATGTGCCCAGGCCGGTGAAGCCAAAGAAAAGGCCGAAGAAGAAACAGCCCGTCAGACAGCCGGAGAAGCTCACTGAGCGGGATTTGCGGGACTTAATGGGCACGAATAGGCAAATACTCAAGCGCGGCAAGGGCGGCGCATTTAGATAGAATAAGGAGGCTTTCCAATGACTCATCAAATATCTTTTTTACCGGAAATCGACAGAAAAGAGACACAAAAGAAAGTTGAAGAGGTGCTGGAAAGCGTCCGTATTTACAAGCAGATCGGATTTGTTAGACGCGAAATGAAAACAACCCCAGCATACACACCTCGTTACCATGGCCAAACATACGATGTCGGCAGCCCAGCAGAAGATACAGCATTATGGAATGTAGAGCATGAGCAAGAAATTGAGAACCTTGAGATGAATGTTGATCGTGCGATGAATCGGCTATCGCGAATCGAACGGGAAGTCATTCAAAAACGGTATCTTGAGGACGAAAGTGCATATGACTATACGGTTCACGATGAATTAGGAATGAGCAGCCGGACTTATAGCAGAGTGAAAGCAAGAGCGTTCTACAAGCTGGCCTTCATGCTGCGGCTCGAAGTGGTGAAAGGAGAAGCAAATTAGTGGCGAACTTTTGGCGTGATTTTGGCGGAATAATGGCACTCATTTTGCTATCGGAGGTGTTAGTATGGTAATACGAAAATATATTAAGTGAGGCATTCGCTAATGCAAGCGGATGTTTTTCTTTTGCAGGAAATTATCTCCTTTTGTCGAATTACGTAATTAAGAGAGGAGATGGATCGAAGTGAAACCAGTATTTTTACACCTACATTCCCCGAGCGATCACGATTGGGTAAATAAATATTACGAATTTCAAAGGATTCCCCAGCAAGGTGAATACGTATCTGTAGAGGTAGATGCAGAATGGTACGAAATAGAGCTGGTTGTCCATACACCGTCTTCTGATCAAATGAGCGCCGAAGTTTATGCTGTTAAAGTTGATCACCTAGAAGTCTCAAAAAGAAAGTTAAATATCTCTAGAGAGTAGGGGTTTTGTGGAAATTTGTAAATATTGCAATTCAAGAATGATGCAACAGGATACAGACCCTCTTCCAGGAGGGTATTGTACATTGTTTGTTTGCAGGGAAAGTAATTGTAAGGCTGTTTTTGAAAAATGGTATGATAAGCGGCAAAAAAGAACCCCCGAAAGAGACCGGTGGTTTAATCCAGTTACAGGTGAATTTGAAGAATAATTAATTGCTTTTTAAGCACCGATTGTAGGTGCTTTTTTTATTGCTGTAACGTTAAAAAACTGTAACGAAACAGCTGCTAAAAAAATTACTTCATTTAATAGCCTGATGGTCGTATCGCTTGTAACGCTAAAACTTAGCGTTACAGCCGTTACAAAAGGGAGGTGTAACGTTACATGGCACGGCAATCAAAAATCGAAAAATTTGGCTGCGAAGAGATTGTCTTGAATGGCATCCGCTCTGATCCGCCGAAGTCCACGAGGGAGATTGCAAAGGAATGCTCTGAATGGGCAGGCGAAACCATTTCTCATACCGCAGTAGCTCGCTTTGTAGAATCCATGAACCAGATAGAGCAGAAGAAAGAAGTCGTGAAGCAAGATCAGCGGCGGGTGCTAAAACATGTCAATCAGGAATTCGACATTATTCAAATGCAGTACCGTACCACAGAGCGTCTGTTAAACCGCTTCGAGCTGCTGGATGACCTGCCGGAGTATTTCAAAGATCAAATAGATGAGCTCATAAACAAAATCGCCACCATCCATGAGGACGACGGTGTGGTGCCGCTCGAATATTTAGAAGGATGGCAGGAAGCATTTGAAAAAGAAATGAAGCGGAAAGTGCTTGAAATTGCGACTCTTAACAGGGAGCTGAGGGAAAACAGCAAATTTCTTGCGGACATGAGAGGGAAGGCTTTTGAATTTAGTTTAATTCAAGAGTACCTCTCTATTTTTATGGACATTTTTAAAGATGCTTCCCCGGAAGCATATACGGTGGCGGTCCGGAAAATAGCCGCTAACCCTCGAATGCAAAAGATTGTTGAGCAGCAAGAACTGCTAAGGGGTGATGGCTAATGTGTTAGCGCAAATTCATAAACAACTCTTAGCGGATGCGCATATATCCGCTCCAAAAGAAGAAAATAAATGGAATGACTTGACGTACATCCGCTTGGCAGAAGAGCACGAGCGGAGATTGGCCATATTAGAGCCAGCAAGTGTGAAAGAATTAAAGCTCACACTGAATGATTTTGAGCGTTTTTGTAATAAGTGCTTAAAGATCAAAACCAAGAGCGGGGAATTACTACCGTTCTTGCTTAATGAGGCGCAGAGACAGTTTGCAGACATCGTCCTGAAAGGATTGATAGACGGCAAGCCTGTACGTGTCATCATTTTGAAAGCCCGCCAGATGGGCTTCTCAACCGTGACAGAGGCAATCATTTATTATCTGTCGTCCCTGCAGGAAGCGAAAAATGCTTTCATTGTTGCGCAGGACTCATCCGCTTCTGAAAACCTGTATGATATGTTCCGGCTCTACTATGAGAATATACCGGACAATATCAAGCCAATGCGTAAGCGGAACAATGCGCGCCGCTTAACATTTGAAAATCCTACTATCAAAGAGGACGAACGGAAAAAGAATCCCGGGCTGAAGTCAAAAATTACAGTGGCATCCGCTGAAAATAAAGTCCTGGCCCGTTCTGAGACGATTCATTACCTGCATGCCTCTGAGTATGCGTTCTGGCCAGCCAGTAAAAAGAAGAAGCATTCCACTTCCCTCTTTGCTGCTCTCTCGAAAGAGCCAGGCACAATCGGCATTATAGAGAGCACCGCAAACGGCATGGAAGACTTTAAACAGATGTGGGATGCAGCTGAAAAAGGCGAGAATGAATATACACCGCTCTTCTTCCCTTGGTTTGCGATGCCGACTTACCGTATGCCGGTACCAGATGATTTTGAACTGACCGCGGAAGAAGAGGAACTGAAAAATCTGTACGGGGTGGATAATGAGCAGCTACAGTGGCGCCGCTATACCATTCGAAATGATTTTAACGGCGACGTTCGGCAGTTTCGTCAGGAATATCCGTCAATACCTGAAGAAGCCTTTTTGTTATCTGGTGAAGGAGTATTTGATAACGAAGAAATTCAAAGAAAAATGAACCGGATCAAGAAAAAGCCAGATCATTATGATATCGACATACCAAAGAAGCGGGTTTCCGATAACAAAAACGGAAAGCTGCTTATTTTCCGTCTTCCAGAAAAGGACAAGCGGTACGTGATCGGTGCGGATACCTCGAAAGGGACATCTAAAAAAGGAGATTATCAAGCCGCTTATGTACTTGAATGGAGAACCGGCGAAATGTGCGCTGTTCTTCATGGACACTGGGACACGGACCAATACGGAAAGCGTCTGGACATATTAGGCCACTTTTACAATACGGCTTTGTTGGCGGTAGAGGACAATAATACGGGCCATTCGGTGCTCAATACCTTAGAAAACACTTGCCAGTATCCGCTTATGTACATACACAAGCAGGATTATGGATGGCATACCGATAAGGCATCTCGTCCGATTATGATGAGCGACTTCAAAGAAGCTATACGGGATGAGTTGTATGCCGTTTACGATGTAGAGCTATTTAAAGAGTGCTTGACGCTCATCGACAATAACGGCAAGGAAGAAGCAGATACAGGCTGCCACGATGATCGCATTATGGCGTATGCGATCGCCCTGCAGGTCCGCCAAGTGGCTGCAAGGTACTTTGAATGGTACGACAAGCGGTATGGAGGCAAAGAGGAAAGCGGACGGCCTAGCCGCAAAAGACCGAGTCGAGAAAGGAGGTAACGAACATGGCAAGTCAGATGAAAGCCCGTGTGATCAAAGCGGAAAATGTTTCTTTCACAACGAAACAGATTTACGATGATCCGTTTACCTATGATGGCGAGATTATTCCGCCACCATATAATTTAGTTGAATTGAAACTGATTGGAGAGTATTCAACCATTCTTCAACAATGCGTAGAAGCTTACCGCGTCAATATTTTAGGATTCGGTATGGTCCCGAACTATCGATTTGACTACAATGCGAAAGATACACCGGACGAGCGGAAGCAAAAGGCTGATGCTGAATGGACGAGACTTGAAGAATTTTATCGGTATCTTAACTATGATGAAGAAGCGGAAACCATTTTGGGCTATGCCTTAGAGGACCGCGAAAAAACAGGTAACGGATACGTAGAAATACTACGGGATGGCTTGAAAAGACCGGCGGGCATGGAATACGTAGACGCTCAATACATGCGTGTCTGCAAGAGGACTGTCGATGAAGAGGTCGAATACACCATTACTGAAAATGGACAACCGAAGAAAATTAAACGGTGGCGAAAGTTCCGTAAATTCGTTCAGATGATTAACGGCAAGAAAGTCTATTTCAAAGAGTATGGAGATCCGCGGCCAATGAATCTTACCAATGGGAAATTTGATGAGAACACGCCAGTTCATTTACTGGCCTCTGAAATTATTCATTTTAAGATAGGGAGCGGAACATACGGCATTCCACGCTGGATAGGGCATATCGTTCACCAATACGGTGCCAGGAAAGCTGAGGAGCTTAATTACCTGTATTTTAAGCAGGGCAGGCACACGCCGGCAGCCATTACAATATCAAATGGTATGCTTACAGAAGAGTCATATACTGAGCTGCAGGAATACATGAATGATATTCAAGGTGTCGAAAATTCCCATAAGTTTCTGATTCTTGAGGCGCAAGGTATCACTCAAGAAGGAATTAAACCAGGGGATGAATCCACTACGCCGGTTAAAGTTGAGATCAAATCTTTAGCTGAGATCCTGCAGCAAGATGCGCTTTTTCTTGAATACGATACAAAAAGCCGTGACAAAATGCGCTCTGCCTTTCGATTGCCGCCAATCTATACCGGCGAATCTAAGGATTATAACAAGGCAACTGCAGACACGGCCCGTAAAATTACAGAAGAGCAGGTATTTGAACCGGAACGACAAGCCATTACTGGAAAACTGAACACTCTTTTCCTTCCAGACTTGGAGATTTACCACGTCGAGGCTGCTTTGAAAGGACCGAATTTTGGTGATTCGATTGAAACAGCTAAAGCGTTAGCGCCGATTATTAGCGCAGGAGGGGCTGCTCCTAACGATTTAAGGGATTTACTAGGGGAAATGTTAGGGAAAGACCTTGAAGCCCTGCCAGACGAGTACAACGTGCCGTTTCCTGTTGTTTTAAATAACCTGCAACAGCAATCAAATCCATTCATGACCTTTGCGAAATCAAAGGACATATCAAATAGTGAGTTAATCAACATCATGAAAGATCTACGCGACGTGATTGAGGAAATGAAATCATGAGCAAAGCGGAAAATCTGTTGCGTAGTCTGAATGCGTTTATTGCCAAAGCGGAAGAGGACGAGGAAGAAAAGTTAACTGACATCGTTCCCGACTTCCCTGGTCTTGATAAGGTACCGGTCTATGTCGAGGATTATGAAAAGAAAGTGGCCAAGCTTTTGCGCAAACAGCGGAAGCTTTTTCTTGATGGTGTGAAAACATATGTCGGGAAAGACATAACGCTTGAAGGTTTGCTGATTTACTTGACCAGTAATCTATTTGCCGCTGATGAATTTGCAGAAGAGATGGAAGAAGAAACGTCGGAATTTCTACAGCTAACTGTATCTGAACTGGCTACTGAGCTGATGGAGTCGATTGATAAAGACGTGCCGTTTGAGGTTCTATCTAATCCAAGCCTTACCTGGATAGAAGAATGGTCCGCGCAGTTAGGAAAACTGATGAAGCTGTATGCACATGAAGCACTTGAAAAAGAGATAAAAAAAGTGATTAAAGAAGGTGGATCCATTCAAGACGCTGAGCTTGCCATAAAGGACTTGCCGCAGTTTGACAGGAAACGCGCACGTACAACCGCTATTACGGAAATACTGACTGCTTCTTCTGTTGCACAAGCGGAGTCTTACCGCCAGAGTCCAGCCGTTGAAAAGAAGCGATGGCGGCACTCTGGCGGGAAGAAGAACAATCCACGTAAAGAGCATCAAGACTTGGACGGGGAAGAGATACCGGTTAACGAGAAATTCGATGTAAACGGTCATGAAGCGGACCATCCACGTGATACCGCTTTGCCAGCAAGTGAAAGAGTGAATTGTCACTGTACCATGTCACCGGTTGTCAGTAAATCAATTCTCGGACTGAGCAAGGAAGAGAAAGAGGAGTTGCGGCGGCAGGCGTTGGACGAAATGAACGCTAATTAAAAAAAGTAAGATGACACTTTAATGCCATCTTACTTTGGCTTACCAGCCCATTCGTTCTCTCAAGCTAGTGATATGAGCGATATGGTGATTACCATGCCACGCATAAGTGGCAATAAGTTTTTCCAAAGAAACTATACCGTTCTCGGGATGAAACACGGTTTTTTTTAGGTCTTCTTTGTTAAGGGATTCTAAAAGTGTAACCATTCGTTTATGTACAGATGACAACAAGGTAATTGAAACATCGATTGGTAGTCTGCTGTCAGGTAGGTTTACCCAAGCTACTTCATTGAACGTTTTAATAGTCGGTTGTACTTCCGTTAACCCAAGCTTAAATCTGGTAATCCCATTGAGGTGAGCATCCGCTAGATGATGAACGACCTGACGCACTGTCCATCCATTAGGGCGATAAGGAGTATCTAGTTGTTCTTCTGTTAATTCACTTACAGCTTCTTCTAATTTAAGGGGCGCTTGTGCAATTTCGTGAATCCATTGTTTAATGTTTTCTTCCGTTATATTTTCGGTAACTTGGAGTTGACCGATAGGAAAACGCAAATCCATTTCTTTCCCTCCCTATTTTGATAGTTGACAAATTTATTATATCAGCAATTCAATTTATTGTATCTTTACAAATACAAATTTTAAAAAGGTGGTAGGAGTATGAATTACGTCAGAAAAAGAATTGATTTAACTGAGGGGAGGTGAATAATAAATGCCAAGAGAATTATTAAACGCAACGATTACACATGTTTCATACGTTGATAAGGCAGCCAATCAAAAGCAATTTTTCTTTACAAAGTCAGCTAATCAATCGGTACCCACATTTCAAAAAGAAGTAAAGGTCTTTATCAATAAAGAGGAAGCGGCACAGCAGCTTGTATATGGCCTTGTATACGAACCGGATGTTGAAGATGCTCACGGCGATTATATGACCGCTGAAGAGATCGAGAAAGCCGCTCACGGCTTCATGAAAGATGCCCGGAACATCGATAAGCAACATGACTTTAATGCAGGTGTCGGGGAAGTGGTGGAGTCTTATATCGCACCAGCTGACTTCACAATTGGTGAGGAAACAATTACAAAGGGATCATGGGTAATGGTCACAAAAGCATCTGATGAAATATGGGAAGAGATTCAGAAGGGGAATATCACGGGTTATTCTATGGCTGGTACCGCTGAAACAATTGAAAAGCAAGAATCAAAGCCTGTTGCTCCTTCAAATAACGAGGAAGCCGGGCTTTTTAATTTGCTAAAAAACTTTTTTACTGGCGGCGAGAAGATTCAAAAAGGCGAGGTTGCGGATAAATATAATCGTGATCGTCGTCGTCGAGAATTTTGGGCCGCTCAAGACGCACTCAATTCAGTGATCTTTAACTGGAATGATTGGTACAGCGAAGAAATGGAGACTGATCCGGATAAAATCCGTGAAGCGCTTCAGGATTTTGTTGATATAGCGCAATCTGTCCTGTTAGAAGAAAATATTGTAAAAGCTATTGGCAAGCCGCCAGAAACCATTGAAAAAGCGGGAAAGAAAATTTCTGCCGCTCGCATGAATAAAATAAACGCTGCTTTTGATGCTCTATCTGAATTGAAAGCAGAAGTTGAAGAGGAGGAAGAAGAAGTGAAAGCAGAAGATATCTCAAAAATGCTTGATGAAAAGCTGACGCCGATCACAAAGCGTCTGGATGAAATCGAAAAAGAAGAAGGTACAGGTTCAGAACCAGCGGGTGAAGAAGCAATCATGAAGCAGTTTTCAGACATGCTTGATGAAAAGCTTGAACCGCTTAATCAACGTTTGGACACTGTTGAAAAAGCCCGTGGTATTTCGAAACAGTCTGCCGATGATGCGCAGCCAGCTGGGATTCAAAAATCAGATGGTCCGGCTTACATGCGTCATTTCGGTTAATCAATTTACTTGAAGAAGGGAAGAAAAACAAATGCAGAATCAACAAATTTTAACTAAAGAAGCAGCAGTGGCCACAATCAAAAAGAACCTTGATATTCCAATGGCTGTCAGTGACGCAGAAGCGTTTCTTGTCGATACAATCAATACTGCTACAACATTGCCGAAGCTACAGCCGATTTACCGTGATGTAGCCGCAGGTAACCTTGATGCTCTTTCTGTTGGTCGCCGTAAATTGCGCCAGGCTGGAAAAGAAGACACTCCAACTGGAACAGGATCTATTGCTAATCGTCAGATTCCATACGCTGTACGCAAGGTGAAATGGGATGAGTGGTTGCAAAACGACGATGTATTTTATGCGCTTGAAGGACGTGGCGATAATGTAGAAGCGAAAACCATTGCCATGATTCAACAGCAATTTGGTGTGGATTTGCAAGACCTTATCTTTAACGGAGATACAGCTGCAACAATCACAGTTGGAACAACAACAAGTCCGGATCCATTCTTGTCCATCGTGGATGGTTTCATTAAAAAGATGAAAACATCTACTCATAAAACTGATCTTGCTGCAGCCGAGCCAACGATTTTGGATTTTGTGAATCATATTCAATTGCTTCCTGAAAAGTACAAAAGCTTTTCTGATATCGCCTGGTTCATCACGCAAAAAACAAATGACAAGCTTGTCGCTTTGGTGGCAAACCGTCAAACGGGATTTGGCGATGCTGTACTGCAGGAAGGGAAAATCACTCGATTGGCTGGCTATCCAGTAGAGGTTGTCGCTGAAATGCAAAGCGGATTTGCTGCATTAACTCCACGCAGCAACTTGAAACCTGTATTTACTCGTAACCTCCGCTACATCCGTACAGCAGATGGCGCAACAGCTGCGGCAAAAGATGCAACATACCATGTTCTTTACGCTTACCTTGACGCAGTTGTACGCGAGGTAGACGGTGTTGCATGGATGTCTGGCGATAAACTATAAGGAGGGAGTTTCAATTGCCAAAAATTCAATATAAACATAAAACAGGCGCACTTCACGTTGGGGGAGGGCGTTTTTTCTATGCCAATGAACCGGTTGAAGTGACATCGGAAGAAGCAGCAGAGTTGATCGAAACATACGAGGACCTGGAAGAAGTTGAAACTGTGCAGGAAGAAGAAAATTCACAAGATGTCCTTCACACAAAAACATCTTTGAAGAAACTCAATGCTGATCAGCAAAAAGACGTTATCACTTCACTAGGCGGGGATCCGGAAGCAACCGGAAATGAGGAAGAGCGGATTGCGCTTATCCTTTCTCTGCAAGAAGAAGCGGGAGAGTGATGATAAATGCAAAAAATCCCTAAAGATATCGGGCACGGCGGTGCACACGTTAATACACAATTAGGACCTTTGCTGTCCTCTTTGGTAGACGATATAAATTCATTAAAAAATCAGGTAGATGATTTGCAAACGAAATACAACCAGCACATCGTGGATGGAAAACACCAGGTAGCCACTGTTGCCGATGCTACTGCGCCGCAGTCTACTATCTCTTCTACAATTACCACGACTAAATAAGGGGTGAATGTATGTGATCACACCTGCTGAATTAAAGGCATACACGGTTTTTCCTAAAGTAAAAAACCGGACAGATGCACTGTTGGAACAGGATATCTTAGAAGCGGTAGCGGAAATTCATGAAATAGCTGGTCATGACTTTACCGCACCCGCTTATTCTCCGGTACCAGAAAAGGTTAAGCTGGCCACCAAGAAGCTGGCGCAATATTACGCCTTATTAAATATGGATGAATCCCTTATGAAAGGGCTGAAAAGTGAAAAGATCGGTGATTATTCGTATACGGCCGCTGAAGTGAGCGGATCCGCAAAACCTGACATTCGATCATTGTTAAAGCCTTTTGTCCAAGTCAAACAAGGGACTGTCAGAATGAGGATGCGAGCAATATGAGTTATGAAAACTTATTAGTCCACCGATGTGACGTTTATCGCTTGGAAGCACCGGTTCCTTCTACTGGTGCATTTGGGGTTCCAGTAGACCAAATAGCAAGGGCTCCTGTATACGACGCTGTACCTGTTGCATCGGGCGTCCCTTGCTATTTTACTGAAAGGTCACAATCAGTTGTCCAAGGAGAACCGAATCAGACGATTTTTCAAAGTTATCTCGTTCATTTCCTCGCAGAAGCAGATATTCGAATTAATGACAAGGTTGTGTGGGATAACACCTCATTTATTCTGCAAAAGCCAAGGCTTATTAGGGACCATCACAAGGAAGTCACAGCCATTCGGAGTGATAACTTATGAGTGTGAAAATTAATGGACTAAAGAAGTTCCTCAAAGAAGTAGAAAAGGCAGCCGATGGAGGGTTTAAAAAAGACCTGGCATTATGGCTTGAAGGATCCGGAATGGAGTTTCTTGCGATTATACAGGATGAAATCATTCGGACTGGAACTGTTGATACTCGTCGTCTTCTTAATTCATTTCAGCGAGGCGATAGTGACAGCGCATGGAGCCTGAAAAGCGGTAGCCTTACTCTTGAAGTAGGAACGAACCTGACCTACGCCTCTTTAGCAAACGATGGTCACACAACCGTTGATTTGTCATCCGGTAAAGACCGCCGCTGGGTACCTGGTCGCTGGAAAGGTGATCGTTTCGAGTACGATCCAAACGAGCGGGAAAGCGGTATGCTGCTGAAAGTAAAATGGGTGGACGGATCCGGCTACTGGGATAATGCTGTTGCCATTTTCGAAAAGATGTTTGATAAAAGCCTTGAGCGCCGTCTGCAAGGATGGATGGACTCTTTAGGGGGTGCTTGATTGAATCAAGAAGTTGGTTCGATTATGGCGAGTTTTCATTCGGTTTTTCCGGTAAAAGTTTATGATGAGAAAATGCCAGAGGATTTTGTGGTACCTTCCATGTATTTTCCGCCGCCATTTTCGTTTGATGGACCCGATACTGTCTCAACATTTATGAAGACCTTCAGCTTGTCAGTAAAACTATTTCACCAAAGTTCACATCAAGCTTCGGATGAAGCGGAGCGAATAGCGGATACGATACGAGCAAAGCGCCATCTCGTACCGCTCCTTAACGCCGACGGCACCGCGACAACAGAATTTATCCGTATTAACCGCATTGATACGCGAGTAACTGGGGAAGTAGCTACAATCATTGTGACGTGGGATAGCCGCTATTACTACGAGCGAGAAACATTCAAACCGCTCACTAACATCACAATTATAAGTGGGGTGAAATGATGACAACGAAAGCAAAAGCAGAAGAAAAAGAGCCGGCATTCCCTTTGTACCAACTGCGTGAACACACTTATGAATTATTCGGTGTAAAGCCGGAAGTATTTGACGGTGTGTTTGCGAAAGCAGAAGAAGCAGAAGTCACAAAAACAGAAGCAGAACGCCGGATTAAGGCATTTTTAAAGAAGGAGGTTAAATAATGAACAGCGGAACATTTACTGAAGGTGTAGCAAAAGAAAGAGCCGGTATTTACTTCCGGTTTAAATCAGCGGCACAAAGCCGTTTAGCAGCAGGGACTCTAGGGCGTGTTGCTCTCCCGCTTTCTTTATCATGGGGACAGGCAAAATCCTTTCTTGAAATTGAATCCGAAGAAGATTTCAAGGCAAAACTTGGCGTGGATTTAGAGGATCCTTCTGTTTTGTTGATTCGGGAAGCGAAAAAAGAAAGCCAAATAGTTCTTGTGTACCGCTTGAATACAGGGACAGCCGCTACTGGAACGGTTGCACCTGCTGGCACTAACACAACCGCAGTAACAGCAACAGCCTTGCATGGCGGTTTGGTAGGAAATACGATCCGGATTGTTGTCCAAGTGAATGTTTTAGATGCTGCCAAATGGGACGTGTCCACTTATTTAGGTACAGAATTGAAGGACAGACAGACTGTCGCAACAGCGGCAGAATTAAAAGCGAATGAATGGGTGACTTTTGCAGGAACAGCCGCATTAGCTGCTAATGCAGGAGTCACATTGACTGGCGGGGCAGATGGAACAGTCACAAATCTGGACTACACAGATTTCATGACCGCTGCTGAAAGTGAATTCTTCCATACCATCGGACTTCCTGTGGAAACAGCCGATGACCTGAAAGTGACGTTTGTGTCTTTCATCAAACGCCTTCGGGAAGAGCAGGGCAGAAAAGTCCGCGGTGTTTTGGCGAACCATGCAAGTGATTATGAAGGGATCACAAACGTTACGAATGGTGCTGTATTGGCGACAGGACAGACTTTGACACCTGCCCAGACTGTGGCATGGGTGGCAGGCGCAAGCGCGAAAGCAAGCATGTTCCAGTCCCTCACGTTTGTTCAGTATGAAGAGGCTGTTGATGTATCGCCACGCTATGACAATGACGAAACCATTTTCCGTTTGAAAAATGGAGAATTTATGTTGACATTCGATGCAGAAAGCAAAACGGTATCAGTCGAAAAAGACATTAACTCATTGGTCACGCTCACAGCTGAAAAAGACAGTCGTTTCCAGAAAAATAAAATCATCCGTATCTTGGATGGCATTCAGAACGACTTGAAAAGTGAAATCACAGCGCTGATTAAGGAAAAGAAAGCGGCAGGGCAGGATATTCCAGCTAACGGTGATGGGATGCAGATCATCCGCACGGCTGTCACATTGTATTTAACAACGTTGCTTGAAGGTGGAGCTTTAACAAACTACGATCCTTCAACAGATATTCAGATTGCATTGAACACAGATGAAGATGGATTCTACATCAACATCGGCGCTCAGCCGGTGGATGCCGCTGAAAAATTCTATTTCGGCGTGGAAGTACGTTAATAAAACATTTTAATTGGAGGTGCAATAACTAATGACAAAGGCATTCCGTTCTGGAAATACAATTAGCGGAAAAGAAGGACGTCTTTTCTTAGACGGTGAAGAAATGGCTTACGTTAAATCATTCAATGCCAACTTTAACAAAAACAAAGTGACAGTGGATGTTCTTGGCCGTCGGATGCAAGGACATAAAACCGTCGGAGGAAGCGGCGACGGCACACTGGTTGTCTACAAAGTCACATCGAAATTCGTCAAATTGGCGGCTGATTACATCAACAAAGGAATTGACCAATACTTCACGTTTCAAGAAGTACTGGATGACAAATCATCTGGCCGCGGCACAGAGCGCGTGACGATTTACGATGTAAACTTTGACAGCATCCCTGTCGCCGCTCTTAATGCAGAAGGAGCGGTATTGGAAGAAGAATTGCCTTTCACTTGGGAAGGAATCGACTTACCGGAAGAATTGGCAGCAGGCTTCTAAGCCTGCTCTTCCCCTTTTTGGGGTTAAAAAATCATTCAATTAACAGGAGGAACCTTAAAATGGCAGAAGTAAAACAAACAGTAGAAGCAACAGAAACGAAAGCAGTAACATCGAAAACACGTGATATGAGCTTTTTCATCGGGGGCAAAGCGGCGCCGGTAACAGAAGAAGAAGTTATTGTATCACGACGTTTCAAGGATAATGAAGGGAAGGTCATCCCGTTTGTCATGAAGCCTATTCCGACAGAACGTATTGAACAATTAGAGAACGAATGTTACAAGCCGAAGTATGAAGGATCTAAAAAAGTCGGGGAAGAGTTTGACCGTGCCCGTTGGATCGCCCGCATGTCGCTTGAATCAACGATTTATCCAGACTTCCGTGATAAAGAATTGTTAAAAGCTCATGGGGTAGTTGATCCAGTGGACGCCGTAAAAAAAGTGTTGTCTGTCGGCGGGGAATATGCAGAATTTATGAGAGCGGGGCAGCGTATTAACGGCTACTTTGACACATTTGAAGACTTAGTGATTGATGCAAAAAACTAATTTTGAGCGGCGATCGTGATGCGGTCTACGCTCATTTTTTAATTCATGTGAGAGATTGGAAGCCGCGGGATCTGAAAGACCTGTGGGATATGCCTGAAGGACTGAAGGCGTTTATCTATGGTTCTATTGAAAAGTACCTCGAATACGATGCACCGAAGCCAAAACCGCAATAGGGGGGTGAGGACTTGGCAACATTAACCGCTACCTTTGATCTTAAGGATAATATTTCTCGTAAATTAAAAGGGATTTCCCAAGGATTAGACAATGTACAAACCATTACAGAATCAACGAATAAAGCAATCGGCAAACTGGATCAAGCCCAAGCCTGCCCGACTCTTTCGGTGATTGATGGAGCTTCCAGAAAAATCAAAACCATCCGTGGAGAGCTAGGGGTTTTGGGTGAAGTCAAGGCAAAGCCGACCGTGGCGGTAGATGACCAGGCATCAGAAAAGATGGATGCTATTCAGAAAAAAGCAGATGGCATAAACGGCACGACAGCCAATGCCAAAATAACAGTCGATGATCAAGCTACTTCTCAAATTGAGGCCATTGAAGCCCGTTTGCAAGGACTTCAGACAACAGCCTTAACCATTACGGCAGGTGGAGTCCTTGCTGGCCGCGCATCGATGGCAGTTGGCAGCTCGACACTTGAAACCAATGCTAGAACAGCCGCTACCACAGGTATGTCTGCCGGTGAAGTAAATGGCATGGTCAATGACATTTTTTATGGAAGTAAGGCGGGAAATTCCCGTGAAGAAGTGGCCATGTCGGTTCAAAACTTTGCACAGCAAACGGATCTTAGTGGCGGGGCATTGAGAAACGCCGCTTTAAATTCAAATCAAATTGCTCAATTGTACCAAAAAGATGTGCCAGAAGTAGACCGTGCATTAGGCAGCATGATTAAAAATTTCAATGTTGATTCTGCCCGTGCTGGTGATAACTTAGCGTATGTTTTCAAAAACGCAGGGGACCAGTACGACGATTTGCTCGACACATTTAATGAGTATTCTTCCACTTTCGCTGATATGCAAATGGCACCGGAGCAGGTATCGGCTGCGTTTGTGGCCGGAACAAAAGGCGGAGCTCGAAATTTTGACGACATGGCCGATAGTATGCGGGAATTCAACATTCGCCGGAACGAAATGACAGACGATCAAGTAGCTGCATTTAAAAAGGTGCTTGGTGCAGAAGAAGCGAAAAAAATGTTCAAGGGCTTTGAAGATGGTTCCTACACAGGCGAAGAAGCTATGTTTAGACTGTCTAAGGGATTATCAGAAATTGAGAACGAAAGCCAACGAGCGGCGATTGCAACAACCCTGATCGGTACAAAATATGAGGATTTAAAACAGCCGATCCTTGACATGGCCGGAGCTATGAATGATCCGATTAATGCAACAGGTGAGCTAAACAAGCAGTCTGATACCCTGAAAGATGCCAACCCGATGACGCCGATTAACGATGCCGGACGGGAATTGAAGAGGACTATCAGCGAAGTAGGCGTAGGGATCTTAACAAGCCTGGTCCCTGCTGCTGAAAAACTGAACACATGGCTTTCTTCTTCAGAAGGAAAAGCCGCTATTGAAGATATGACCACTTCTATTTCCGACTTTGCTGGTTTTTTCAGTGACAAATTAGTGCCAGCTATTCAATTCGGTGTCGATCACTTTAACATACTTGGTCCGGCCATCGGCATTGGAACAGTAGCAATTGGCGCTTTAGGTTTGGGCGCTTTAGTCGTTATCCCTACTCTTAAAAAATTAGGAGAAGCACTGGACTATGTAAAAGGCTTCGGAAAAGGCGGAAAGGGCAGCGGCACCAAAGGGCTTGATGATGTAACAGACAGCATGAGCCGGATGGATCGAAAAGCAAAAGATGGTGCCAAATCAGCCGGTTCCTTATCAACCAAATTAAAAGATCTGTTCAAGATCAAAGCGCCGAAGGACAACCCTATTTTCGGCACTGGCGGAGGAAAAACCACCAAAGGCGGAAAAGGCGGCAAAATGCTCGGCACACTCGGTAAAGGGCTCGGAAAAGCTGTTTTGCCATTAGGTCTTGCGATAGGCGCATATGATATCGCCACATCAGCCGCAGGAACAGAACGAAATCAAGCCATAGGCGGCACAGTTGGAGGCCTGGGTGGAGCGGCAGCAGGAGCGGCAGCTGGTTCACTTCTCGGACCGCTTGGCACATTGGCAGGCGGCGCACTCGGTTACTTCGGGGGCGATAAGATCGGCAGCTGGATAGGCGGCATGTTCGGCGGCGGAGAAAAGAAAGAAGCTGCTTCTGGACAATCCGGACAATCGGGTTCCGTGACTGCAGGTGTCGAAAAAGAGTTAAAAGCCTTATCCAAAAAAGGAAGCACATATGGAAAAGCCTTTGCCACGAATTTTTCTAATGGATTGAATGGGGCAACAGTTTCAGTCGTCACATGGCTGTCAGCGAAAGTCTATGCGCCAATGGGCAACGCCGCTACGAGTGCTAATCATTTCGGTTACGCCTTTTCATACGGTTTTGTACAAGGCATGAATACTTCTCCAATCAATGTGACTGAATGGCTTACTGAAAAGGTGTATGCGCCAATGGGCAATGCAGCCACAAGTGCGAACCATTATGGCTATGCCTTCGCTTATGGATTTATGAGCGGCTTGAATGCATCGCCATTGAACATGACTTCTTGGATCAGCACGAATATTTATCAGCCACTCAATTCAGCGGCAGCTGGATCACGGCCATATGGATCTGCTCTTGTGTACAACTTTAAAGAAGGCATCAAGGCGATTCCGGTCGGCATGAGTATTTGGCTGAGAAACCATGTAGAAACACCGACAAGAGCATTCGTTCCGAAAGCTTATGATTGGGGTTCTGGCATGATTGGCTATTTCGTCACCGGAATGAACAGCCAAGGAAGCAGTATCACAGAAGCAGCGAAAGATCTGGCAAACAGAGTTGATTCCGCATTCCGACAAGAATTAGGAATTGCGTCGCCTGCAAAGAGAATGATAGAGAACGGTTACTGGTCAGCTATGGGGGTTGTCAAGGGGTTCAGCGGTGTGGATGTATCAAACATCGCCAAAAGCAAAGCAGATGAATTAATGACGGCATTCAGCGGCAATTTTGGCGGCGGCGGGGCAGGCATGGCGCAACAAGCCATCATGCAGGCCTTGATGATGTTAGGCAAGCCGATGAGTTTGTTGAACCCATTAATGAGTATAGCAAAGCATGAATCTGGCTTTAATCCAAAAGCGGTTAATGATTGGGACATCAACGCTCAGCGTGGAGATCCTTCGGTTGGATTATTCCAAATTATAGGATCAACTATGAGGAGATGGCAGTACCCTGGAATGGGAGACAGGACCAACCCGCTTCATTCTGCACTTGCTGCTATCCGATACATGGATGGCCGGTATGGCGGCGTAATGAATCATCCTGGTATCAAGTCCATGACGAAAGGTGGAGGATATAAGCCATACGAAAAAGGCGGCGTCATCACACATGATCATATTGCCCGTGTAGGGGAGAAAAACAAGAAAGAGGTTATTATCCCTCTCGAACAGCACCGAAACCGCGCTTTGGGCTTGCTCGAGTATGCTCAAAATGCTTTAGGTGTATCACGGGCACCGGCAGCAGCAGCAAGCGCACCGGTCATATTGCCGGAACAGCAAGTAAACAATGTCCAGTCTGCCATGAGCAGAAGCGTACAGGCCTTAACAGGCGGCATACGTGATGTGATTGTACAAATCATGGGCGCAAGCCATTATCACAACGATATGGATGCAGAAAAAGTCGGCGTGATTGCCGTTCAAGCCGTGGAAAAGAAAATCGAAGAAGAATACAATGCGATGGGAGGCCTGGCAGTCGATGGCTAAAAAAAGCATTTATCAGTTTTGGTTGTCACAGGGCAAAGAAAAAATACGCCTGCCGATCCTGCCTTCATCTATTGATTTCAGCAGTCCCTCCAATAATGAAAAGATTTATCTGCCGAACCTTGGCGAAGCAACCGTTTTGCAGAAAACAGGGGCGAAAACATTCTCGTTTTCGTCCTATTTTCCGTATTACGCAAACATACCGCTAGTGGATATGCCGGAATCAGAAGTATTAAAGCCGTGGGAATACATTAGTACGATTGAACGTTGGAGGAACAGCGGGCTTCCGTGCCGCTTTATCGTAACGGGTACACAGATTAATTCACCTGTATCTATTGAGGAATTTCCCCATGATGAAGCCGGAGGGGCAATCAGAGATCTGAATTATTCGCTCACATTGCACACGTATATTTTTGTCAAAAACAGAAAAATTGACACAAAGAAGCCGGCAAAACCGAAAATAACAAGCTCCAGCCGGCCCGATCCAAAGGCAGCCACAAAGCCGAAAACCTACAAGGTGAAAAAAGGCGATGAGCTATGGAATATTGCCAAAGACATTTACAAGGACAGCTCACAGTGGAAAAAAATCTGGAATGCCAACAAAGATATGCTCATCAAACGCGATAAGCGGAACATCCGGCAGCCGGGACGCTGGATCTATCCTGGCCAGGTGCTGACAATCCCATGATGGAATTATTTTTGATGAAATCAGGCTATATGTTGGAGATTCCTGCACAAACCATCACATGGAGCGGCCAGCGGTTCCAGGCTGCCAGAAAGATCGAAGCGACGATTTTCAAAGACAAGTCGGGCTATCATGATCCGCCGCAAATCACAGAAGGCGATACCGTTTTATTCAAATGGCGGGGCGCTGAATTGTTTCGGGGCATTGTGATGGATCGGGGGCAGAACAAAAGCGGCCTAATGACCATTACAGCTTTTGATCTACTGCAATACCTGCTTCTGAATAAAGAAGTCTATGGAGCTTCATTTGCAGGAAAACGCTTGGATCAAGTCGCCACAAGGATCTGCAAAGACTTTGGGATTCCGCATGTCACCTTTCCGAATACCGTTCATAAAATCAAGACACTTCTGGTGGATCAAGAAACCGCCCTGTACGACATTTTACTTCGGGGCATGGTACAAACCCACAAAGCCACGAAAAAACGATTTCACATATATGCACGGCTTGGTAAAGTGCATTTGCATGAATTGAAGAAGGACGACATTCAGTGGATATTGGAATTCGGGCATAACATGACAGACTTTACCTACAATACATCCATTCAAGAAACCGCTACAAAGGTGAAAATGGTATCGGGTGAAGGAAACAAGCCGGTCACTGTTACGGTGAAGGATCCAGTCGGTCAAAAAAAATTCGGGATCCTGCAATATTACGAAAAAGTGTCTGAAACTTTGAATAAGGCGAAATTGACCGAACGGGCAAACAAGGTATTAGCAGAAAAGAAAGGGGTCAAACGGACATTAGACGTTGAAGCTGTTGGGATCGAATCGGTCACAAGCAATCTTGCAATCTACGTTAAAATTCCAGAAATCAATATGATCCGCACTTTCTTTGTTGATACTGATACGCACACTTTCGTCGGAAACAAGCACACGATGAGCTTAAAATTGATCGAAACCAATGAATATCCGGACATAGAAGAGCCAGCGGCTGCCACTTCTTCTACGTCGGTTGCCACATCAACACCGGTAAGCGGAAAAGCGGAAGAAGTAGTAAGTTTAGCAAAATCTTATATCGGCGATCTCAAATATCATTACGGCGGAAAAAACATTGCAGGCGGATCCGGTGACTGTTCCGGCTTTACAAAGTTTATTTACAACAAAGTCGGCGTGAATATCGGGGATGGCACTGCTACTCAAGTGAAAAAAGGGCGGCAAATTGCCACATCAGATGCTCAAGCAGGCGATTTAGTCTTTTTCAAAGGCACAATTAAAGAACGTGGACCGAATGGCATCAGCCATGTCGGAATCGTCACTCGGGCAGGCTATTGTGTCAGCCTTGCCAATAGCGGATGTAAGGAACACGGCTATTTACTATCGACAAATTCTCATTGGGGAAAACATTTCGCTCATATTCGAAGGGTGCTGTAAAGGAGGGATAAGATGCTTCGGGAAATTTTATTAGCGGCACAAACCAATAATGAAGCCAACAGACCTGTACGCTTGATCCCTGCCGATGTGGTCACTCCTGCACCCGATTTGAAAATCCGATTGTGGAATGATGACAAGCAGATTTATAAATCAGAGCATTTTATTATTCCAGAATCGCTCACTAAGCATACAAAGCAAGTGACGATTGACGGAGTGGTTAGCAGCTGTACCTTTAACGACGAATTGCAGGCAGGAGACGAATTGATGGTGGTGTCCCTGCAAGGGTTGGATTCAACCAAATTTTTTATTTTAGATCGTGTCATTCAATGGGAATAGGAGGGATTTAGATGGCATTGACACCGGAAATCGACATTGAAGAAGTGGATAGCGACGAAGAATTATCCTTAGAAGCCGTTCGGCTGTCACAAAAAACATATAGGTTTGATTTTGAAACGGGCCGGCTTACATCGGAACTGATCACTGGGCTTGAAGCTGTACGTCAGTTTGTAATGCTGTCCCTTCGCATTCCCCGTTATGCTCATGCCATTTACTCAGCCGATACCGGAAATGAATTACAAGAAATGCTTTCGGATCCGGACACAACGCCGGAATACAAAATGATGGAGATTGAGCGGCTTGTGACCGAAGCGATTATTTATGATGATCGGATCAATCGGGTGCATAGCTTTGAAATCCGACACATTGATGATACCTTTCATACGTCTTTTATTGTGGACACAGCCGCAGGCGTATTGGGCTTTGAGGAGGTGCTATCAGCATAATGTTTGAACAATTTACCTATGAAGCCTTGCTTGAAGAAATGCTTCTGGACACCGGAGATGACTTCGATACAACGGAAACATCCCCTATTTATGCGTCTTATGCCAAAACAGCGACACAAGCTGCAAGTGCATACCGCTCATTAGAACGGGTGCTTGAGCTGGTCTTTATGGCAACAAGTGAAGGCGATTATTTGAAAATGAGAACGGCCGAAATGGATGTAATAGCAGAAGTGGCCACGCCTGCGATTCGGTCTGGTACGTTCAATTTGCCGCCGCCGCTTGATAGCCGCTTTTTTGTTGATGATGTGTATTTTACCGTTATTCAGTCGGATCCTCCTTTATTGGAATGTGAAACTGCCGGAATCATCGGCAATAAAATCCCATCCGGTGCCGCTCTCCTACCGCTTGAAACCATCACAGGATTGGAAACAGCCACTTTGGGCGATGTTGTCATTGCAGGTGAGGAAGCGGAAACAGATGATAATCTGAAATTAAGGTATGAGGAACGTGTGACGGATCCCGCTGCCAGTGGAAATGCCGCTCATTACAGACAATGGGCTCGGGAAGTCAGTGGCGTTGGGGCGGTCAAAGTATTCCCGAATTGGGATGGACCAGATACCGTGAAAGTTGTCATTGTTGATGGGGATTTTCAGCCTGCTTCCACTTTATTAGTGGAAAATGTGCAGAATTATATAGATCCAGTGCCAGGGGCGGGGCAAGGGACAGCGCCTGCCGGTGCATTTGTAACAGCGGAAAGTGCCATTTCCGTCAGCGTCAATGTAGATGCGACTATCGTGATTACGGCCGCAACAACAGTGGACACGGTGAAAGCCGCTTTTTCAAGGGCTTTGACTGAATATATGAAGAAGCTGACGTTCCAAGAAGGCGTAGAGCCGGTCATCCGTTTAAGGCAGGTTGGATCCCTGCTGCTTGATATAGCAGGCGTAGTCGATTATTCCGGCTTAAAAATCAATGGGTTAGAGGATAACCTAATCTTGAAAGATACAGAAGCGCCAGTCGTTGGGGTGGTGAATTTCGTTGTTTAGTGAAGAAAAAATGCTCAATCATCTTCCAGAAGTTTTTAGGGATTCTCCCGATTTTAAGGAAATGTGCCGTGTGGAAGGCAAGATATGGGACCGGTTGGAACAGCATATTGCAGACGTTTTGAATAATGCTTTTATTGATCGGGCAACGTGGGGGCTTGCCAAAATGGAAGATGAGTTTAGGATCCCCGTGGATTTAAAGAAATCGCTCGTTCAACGGCGTGGTGTGATAAAAGCGAAAAAACGTGGATGGGGAAAATTAAGCGACACGCTTATTAAAAGTATCGTCGAATCCTTTCAGAATGGCACCGTGGATGTTCAGCCGATTAAAGGGCAATCGAAATTTCTCATCACCTTTAAGGATGTGATCGGAACGCCGCCAAGCATTGAGGACATTGAAGAAGCGGTCAGAAAAGTCATCCCATCCCATCGGGTTATCCAATACCAATACAGATACTTAATCATCGAAGAAGTGGAAGCCATGACGCTTTCTCAACTGAATGCCACGCCTTTAAATAAATTCACGCCGGGGGGTGCTTAATTTGCCGACATACACAGAAAGATTTAATTTACTCAAGAAAGACCCAGCTACAGAAGGCGGGGATTTATTTAGTTTAAAAGATCAGCTTAATGACAACTTGGACAAGCTGGATGGTGCAGCTAAAAAGACGGAGCTTGATGAAGAGCTGGCAACAAGACAAGTCGAAAATATTGGTCACGGGGTGAGCACGGGGTTAAACGTACTTGCCTCTGCAACACCGGATTTGAATGCTCACGTCCAGCCCGGCGTCATTTACATGCCGGACGGCAAGCGATACAAGTTTAGTACAGCCAAGCCGTTTACGGTACCGGCCGCAGACGCAACCAATCCCCGACAGGATATTATTTATGTATCATCAGCCGGAGCAATCGAATATTTAGCGGGAACAGCAGCGGCAACACCTGCAGAACCTGCTTTACCTTCCGGTGCAATGCCGTTGTATGCAGTTAATGTACCGGCTGGAGCAACGGCGATTGATCAGTCTATGCTTATCGATAAGCGAGGGGCGCTAAAAAAGACGCTTGCGACACATTTGTCCGATACTGTGTCGCACGTAACACAAGTCGATAAGGACAAATGGAATGCGGCTTCTCCGAAGTCGAACGATTTAGAAATTCTCTATTGGATGGGGGCGATTTAATTGACGGTAACACCAAAACAACTAGCAGGGTGGAATGGGGTTCCTGCAACTGAAACAACCATTTATACTGTTCCAGCCAGCACGACAACTATCATTAAAAATATTGTTATGTCTAATATAAACACAGCAGACCAGACAATTACAATTAAAGTAAATGCCATCCCTATAATTTATCAATATACAGTCAAGTCAAAAGATACAGTAGTGATTGATTTATCAACTGTAGCGACTGCTGGTTCAACATTTACGGCGCAAGCAGGAGCAGCTACATCAATTGCTCTCATTATTTCAGGCGTGGAGGTGTCCTAATGGGAATACAACGCTTACAGCCTGATAGTGGCGGTACGGATTTTCTAAAATCAACATTTAGTAGTGAAATAACTACTACGTCTCACTATTCCAATCCTATTGTAAATATTACAGGTAAAGGTATTCTAATAGGAATTCGTATTACAGCAACTGGTAATGATTTCTCTATACAAGTCGATAACGGATTAATATTTAATGTACCAGGTGTCACACCATCAATACCTATTAATTTGTTTCTGCCTTTCAAAGAAAGTTTAACAGTATATGCAGCCAGTAACGCACCGGGAACAACCGCTGTTGATAAAATCTTATTCTAAAGGGGTGATGTTATATGAGTCCAAATATATTAAAAGAATATATTGAAGGAGATTTTCAAGTAACCGAATATACAAGGGATGGTCAAAGCGTATCTCATACAGTCAAAGTTCCTGTTCAAGTACAAATACCAGCAGGGGAAACTATTCCAGTACCACCAACATTTGAGCAGCGATTAGCTTCAACAGAAGAAGCTATAACAGCATTACTAGGATTATAGGAGGGATAATCATGTATAACTTTATTATGATCCAATGGGTATTAGGACGATATACAGAAGAACAAGTAAAAAATGCCGTAACGAAGGCTTATATTAATCAAGAGCAATGCGATACGATTATAAATACTCCAAAGGCGATTTAAGGTCGCTATAGGACCAAAATGCGTAGTAATGTTGTCGCTATTTGTAGAACGATTCCTGTAGGATTTCAACTCCTTTTGCCGAATTGCA